CGTTTCGTTTCGGGACGGGTGCTGTGAAGACTGAGACCGTCGCCCTCTCGAAGCTCCGGCCGTATGTCCGCAACCCGCGCGTGAATGACGATGTGATCGAGAAGCTCGTGGACTCGCTCGGGTCATTCGGCTTCCGGCAACCTATTGTTGTAGATAGTAAATTTACGATCGTGGTCGGCCATGCGCGATTCGAGGCTGCCAAGCGACTTGGCCTCAAGTCCGCTCCGGTGCACATCGCGAAGGATCTGACCGCGGTGCAGCTGAAGGCCTACCGGCTTATGGACAACCGCTCCCGCGAGGGCGGCCGCTGGGATCCTGAAAATTTGGCCCTGGAGCTCGGGGATCTCGAGGCCGAGGACGAGCCGCTCTCGTCGACCGGTTTCGATGACGCCGAGCTGCGGGAAATCTTCGGCACCGAGATGTTCGTCGGGCAGACCGATGACGATGCGGTGGAGGCCGTGGCGGCACCGCCGGCTTCCAGAAGCCAGCCTGGCGATCTGTTTACGATGGGGCCGCACCGGGTGGTCTGCGGGGACTGCCGGGTTCAGGATATCGTCGCGCGGCTGATGAAAAAGAAGCCCGCGGATATGTGCTTTACGGATCCGCCGTACAACGTGGCCTACGAAGGCAACGTGGTTGGCGCTCCCAGGAAGGCGATCGCCAACGACAAGCTCTCGGACATGGGTTTCCGGGACTTGCTCCGGCGCGCGTTCTCTATGCTGGCCGGTTGCATGAAGGCCGGCGGCAGCATCTATGTCGCGCACGCCGAGACCGAGCGCCTCAACGTCCAGCGCGCCTTTGGCGGCGCGGGGTTCAAGCTCTCGAGCTGTCTGATCTGGAAGAAGGATTCCTTCGTTCTGGGCCGCTCCGATTATCACTGGCAGCACGAATCGATTCTGTACGGCTGGAAAGAGGGAGCGAGCCACCGGTGGAAGGGCTCCCGGTCGGAGTCGACGATTCTCGAGTTCCCGCGGCCGTCGCGCAGCGAAGAGCACCCGACGATGAAGCCGGTGGATCTCGTGGCCTTTCTGATTCGGAACAGCTCGGCCGAGGGCGACATCGTGGTCGACGCGTTCGGCGGGTCGGGATCGACTTTGATCGCCGCCCACAAGGAGGCCCGGGTTGCGCGGCTCATCGAGCTGGATCCGCTTTACGTCGACGTGATCGTGCGCCGGTGGCAATCGTATACGGGGGAATCGGCCAAGAGAGAAGGCGACGGGAAGCTCTTCGACGAGCTGCCGCTCGTGCCGGTGCCTGCCTGAAGTGGCCGCAGGTAATCTGCAGCCCGTCCGGGTGATCGCTCGGCTGCTGGTTCTGACCGAGCGCCGGGTGCAGCAGCTGGCGACGGCGGGGATTATCCCGAAGGCCTCCCGGGGCAATTACGACCTGATCGAATCCGTCCGCGGCTATATCCTGCACCAGCGGAAGCTGATTGAGGAGCGGCAGCCCGGCACGGTCACCGTGCTCGAGGAGGAGCGCGCGCGCCTGACCGGCGCGAAGGCGAGCATGGCCGAGCTGGACGAGCGCGAGCGGCGTGGCGAGTTGATTCCGGCTTCGCAGGTGGAGGGGTTTTTACTGCCGCTATTTACCCGGGTGCGGCAGGGGATACTCTCTCTGCCGAGCCGGGCGGCTCCCAAGGCGTATGACGCAAAAACGATCCCGGAATGCGAGCGCATCATCCTCGAGTGCTGCAACGAAGCGCTCACGGAAATCTCCGAGACGCGCGTCGACTTCAAGGCTATCGATCCAGGGAGCACCCGCGGTCGATCGAATCACGCATCTCGCTCTAAGGATCCTCCGGCCACCGCCTAGCCTGACGCTTACGCAGTGGGCCGATCGGAATCGGATTGTCAGCAGGGGTTCTGCCGAGCCAGGGCCGTGGCGAACGGACCGCGTGCCCTATATGCAGGAGGTGATGGATTGTTTTACCGACCCGCTCGTGGAGCGGGTGGTTTGCAAGTTCGCCTCGCAGACCTCCAAGACCGAAGGCGCGGTTCTGAATCCGGTTGGCTACTTCGTCGACCAGGATCCGTCGCATATTTTGCTCGTGGAGCCCCGCGAATTCGACGCGAAGAAGGCCTCGAAGAAGCGGCTGGCTCCGATGATCCGGGACACCGCCTGTCTGCGCGACAAGATAAAAGACCCTCGCGCGCGCGATTCGGGCAACACGATCCTCGAGAAGGAATTCCCTGGCGGAAGCCTGACGCTGGCCGGTGCAAATTCTCCGGCTGGACTCGCAGGCGACCCCATTCGGATTCTCCTATTTAATGAGGTTTCACGATTCCCGGCGAGCGCGGGGGCCGAAGGCGACCCGGTTGAGATTGGAGAGGCGCGCACTACGACTTTTCCGAATCGGAAAATCGGTATGAACTCGTCGCCCACCGACGAGGGTACCTGCCGAATTTCGAAGGCCTACGAGGACAGCGACCAGCGCAGCTACTGGGTTCCCTGCCCGAAGTGCGGCGGGATGCAGACGCTCCGGTGGGCCCAGGTCCGGTGGGATCGCGACGACGCCGGCGAGCACATGCCGGAGACGGCGCGCTACTTCTGCTCCGAATGCGACGAGCCGTGGACCGAAGGCGAGCGGCACGATGCGGTCCGCGCGGGCGAGTGGCGCGCGGTGAAGCGCTTCGAAGGGACGGCTGGGTTTCACCTCAACGCGCTCTATGCACCGTGGGCGAATCTGTCGCTCGCGAAGCTGGCGCAGCGCTGGCTGAAGGCCCGGCACCGTCCGTTGATGCTGAAGGCGTTCGTCAACACCGTGCTCGCAGAAGAGTGGAAGGAAAAATACGAGACGGTGCACCATGATCTCGGCGCGCGGCGCGAACGCTATCCGCTGCGCGAGGGGCGGGTGGTCGTACCGGATGGCGTGGTGGTGATGGCCGCGGGCATCGACGTCCAGGACGATCGCCTCGAGGTCCAGGTCAAAGGCTACGGCCTCGAGGACGAGCGCTGGGCCCTGCAGTATCACATTTTGGACGGCGACCCGGCTACGCAGGCGCCGTGGGTGGACCTCTGGGATCTGCTCTGTCGCCCGCTCGAGATGGAGCGCGGGGGCTGGGATTACATTCGCGCGTCCGCGCTGGACACCGGGCACCATACGCTTCGCGCCTACGACTTCTGTCGCCCGCGCGCGCGGGTGCAGACTGCCGATGGCCGGCTGGCTTACGTTTTCGCGATCAAGGGGCAGGGCGGGACGACCGGTGACATTTGGGTGGGCACGCCTACCCGAAATAACAAGGGGAAGATCCCGCTCTATACCGTGCGCGTCGATCCCGCGAAGGAGGCGCTCTACACGAGCCTCCAGAAGCAGCTCGAGGCCGGGCCCGGGTATCTGCATTTCCCACTCGCGGTGGCTGCGGGCAAGGCGTTCGATCAGGATTACTTCGATCAGCTGACCGCCGAGGTCGTAGTGACGCGGGTGGATCCGCGCGGCTTCGACAAGCGGGTGTGGGAGCTGCGCGCGGAGGGGCGCCGCAACGAGGCGCTGGACACATCGAACTATGCCGATGCCGCCTACTACGGGCTGTGCCGGATGGGGCTCGACCTCGAGCGCGAGGCTGCCCGGATCGGCGCCGAAGCAAAGCTCCGGCCGCCGCCGGAGGATCCCGGTTCGCCCGATCCGCCGGGACGCTCGAGCCCACCGAAAAAACGTCGCGCCCGGCGCAAGTGGGACGACGCGAAACTGTGAGGCGATGCGATGGCCCTGACGCAGACAGATTTGGACGCCATCAATGCGGCGATCGCCAGTGGTGAGTTGACGGTCCAGCACTCAGACGGGCGCCGCATAACGTATCGCAGCATCGAAGAATTGAAGGCGGCGCGCTCGCTCATTCTCGCCGAGATCGGCCCGCCGTCGCCGCGGCTGCAACGTCGCGTCATCAACCGGCCGGGGTGGTAGCCGTGGCCGCCAAGGGTAAGCCGCTCCTATACGGTGCGAATGGAAAACCGATCCGCTCGGCGGCCGGGTGGGATGCCTCGACCCGGGGCACCCGCGCGACGCACTGGCGCCCGACCCAGGAGAGCATCAATTCCCTGCTCTCTGCGGAGGGGAGCACGCTGCGCTCGCGCTCCCGCGACGAGTTCCGGCGGAATGCGTGGGCCGCTTCAGCGAGCCAGACCCGCGTGGCGAGTCTCGTGGGGAACGGGATCCGGCCGAAGCCGGATACGGAGGACGATGATTTCCGCGCCCACATTCTGGACGCGTGGAATGAGTGGATCGACGAGTGCGACGCCGACGGGACCTCGAGCTTCTATGGGCTCCAGGCGCTGACGGCGCGCGGGTCATTCGAGGGTGGCGACGGGCTGATTCGATTCCGCCCGCGTCGCGCCGATGATGGCCTGGCGATTCCGCTGCAGCTCCAGGCCCTCGAGGCCGAGATGCTGGACCATACGAAGAACCTGTCGCTGGGCAATGGCGGGGTGATTCGCGCTGGCGTCGAGTTCGGGCCCTTCGGCAAGCGGGTGGCCTACTGGCTTTTCCGGGACCACCCCGGAGAGGCTGTCCGGTACAAGACCGAGTCGGCATCGGTTCGGATCCCGGCCGAGCAGGTGATTCACGTTTTCCATGTGACGCGCGCTGGCCAGGTGCGGGGGATTCCCGGCCTGGCGACCGTGCTCGCGATGCTGCACGAGATCCGCGAAGTCGACGACGCGCACGTTCTGAAATATAAAATTCAGAATTTGTACGCGAGCTTCGAGGAGGTCCCGTCGCCCGATTCCGATTCGGTGCTCGACCTCGAGGTCGACCCCGATCTGGACGAGGACGATGTATCGACGGTGACCGCGAAGGGCGGCTCGCACGTTCTGCTGCCGCCCGGGCATACGATCAAGTTCGGCGATCCCCCGCGCTCGAGCAGCGACTACGCGGATTTTATCCGGACGAAGCTCCGGGCTGTCGCGGCCGGCTGCGGCGTGACCTACGAGCAGATTTCGGGCGATTTGACCGGCGTCAACTTCAGCTCGATCCGGGCGGGGCTGATCGAGTTCCGGCGGGAGATGGACCAGGTCCAGAATAACGTGCTGGTTTTCCAGCTCTGTCGCCCGGTGTGGCGGCGGTTTTTCGAGACCGGGGTGCTCTCTGGGCGGATCGTGGTCCCGGCTGCCGAGCGTGCTCGGATGCCGAAGCTCCTGCGGGCCGCCTGGCAGCCTCCGGGCTGGGAATACGTCGAGCCCGAGAAGGATATCCGGGCCGCGGTGCGCCGGATCCGGGCGGGGCTCTCGAGCCGCACGATCGAGGCGGCCAAGCGTGGGCTGGACGTCGAAGAATTGGACCGGCAGATTGCTGCCGATAATGAGCGGGCCGCGGCGCTGGGCCTTACTTTGGATAGCGATCCGGGCTCCGATTCGGATGGCGGCGCTCGCGCGGCCGCCCTGACGGATCCCGGTGCCGGCGATGGCGGGGAGGCTCCCAGTGGCAGTGACACCGGAGAATCCGGCGGCGGTGGAGAGCCCGGCGTCGCTGGCGAGGCGGCGGCCTGATTCACGCGGCGCGCTGGCGCTCGAGATCTACAACCAGCCGCTCCTGATCGAGCAGTCGCGGCTGGACGTGATGGTTTCGATGCTGCAGCCGGCCCGCGAGGGCGTGACGCCGGAATCGTTTTTCTTCTTCTTCGAGGATCCGGAGCCCCAGGATTTCATTACCCGCGACGGGATCGCCTGGATTACGGTGCACCGGCCGTATCTGCGGCAGCGAACGTATGCCCGGATCCGCAAGCAGATCGAGCAGGCGCTCGCCGCGCAGAACGTTCGCGGCATTTTGCTGGACGTAGACACCCCGGGCGGGGTGGTTTCAGGCCTCTTCGATCTGTCGGATTTCATTTTCGAATCCCGGGGCACGAAGCCCATCTGGGCGATCGCCAACGACGATGCTTTTTCGGCAGGCTACGCGATCGCGAGCGCTGCCGACCATGTCGCGGTGACCCGCACGGGCGGGATCGGTTCTATCGGTGTGATCGCGGTGCACGTCGAGTACTCGAAGATGGACGAGCGGATCGGCATGAAGGCGACGCCGATTTACTCTGGCGAGCGGAAGGTCGATTTTATCGACACCGAGCCGCTTAACGATACTGCCCGGCTGCTCTTGCAGGCCGAGGTGGACCGGCTCCGCGAGATTTTTGTGGAGACGGTGGCGCGCAATCGCGGGGCCTCCGAGGACGCGATTCGCGAGACCGAGGCGGGTGCGTTTTTTGGCCCGCTGGGCGTGCCGCTCCTGGCGGATGCGGTGGACAACATCGACGCAGTTTTTCTGGATTTTCGAACCTCAATCGAGACCGGCGGGGCGGGTGCTTCGCGGTCTGCATCGAAGGAGAGCAACATGGCGAAGGAAAAAACGGGGACGACCGAGAAGCCGGCAGTGGACGCCGAGGCAGCCGCAGCCGCGGAAGTCGAGTCCAAGACCGAGAAGCCGGCCGCCGCTGGCGCCGACGTGGTTTCGATTGATGCCGCTCGCGCCGATGGCCGGAAGGCCGGTGGCGACGAGCAGCGCGCGGCCGCCGCGGAGCGGACGTCCGCGATCCGGATGGCCTGCGACTTGGCCGGCTGCCCGGAGCGCTTCGGCGAATTCCTGGACAGCGACCTCGCTCCCGACGCGGTGGGCAAGAAGCTGCTCGAGGACAAGCGGGCGGCGGGTGGCGGCGTCGAGGTGCGCGGTCAGCACGCCGCGGCTGGCGGCGACATCGAAGAGCCCAAGATCGATACGGCCGGCATCTACGCGAGCCGCAACCGGATCTAGTCAATCTGATCGGTCGGATGCTCCGGCTGTTTTCGGGTTTCAATTCGCGGTGGCCTAGTGGGCTGCCGCCTTGCATCGAGGAGGCCTCCCAATGGCGGCTATCACAGAAGAAGCACACGACGGTGAGTTCGTCGTTTCCGAGGCGAACGGTACTCGATCTCGCGAAGAGGTCACGATGGTGAGTGGCACCGCGGCCATGACCGCGGGCGCCGTGGTCGGCAAGGTGACCGCGTCTGGAAAGTACGCGGCGTATGACGACGGGCTGGCCGACGGCACCGAGGTCTGCGCGGGCGTTCTCTTCGGCGCGGTCGATGCATCGGCTGCCGACGCGCAGTGCACGATCATCGCTCGCGACGCCGAGTTGAATTCCGCCGAGATCGATTGGCTGGACCAGGCCGGCGCCGAGATCGTGAACGGCACCGCCGACTTGCTCGCCCTCGGCATCATTCTGCGCTAGGCGCTTTGCCCGGCGTTAGTCCACGCGCTTCTGCGCGACAACTGAAATTCTCGCACCAAGGAGGTCCACAATGGCCTTGCTCGATGTCTTTAGCGGGAGCGCGTTTTCGACCGTGACTCTCACAGATGCTGTCAACAAGATGCCCTTCATCCCCGGCCGTGCCGGTAGTTTGGGGATCTTCGAAGAGTTCGGCGTTCCGACGACCACGATCATGGTCGAGGAACGTGACGGGACTCTGTCCCTGATTCCGACCACCCCGCGCGGCGCTCCGGCCTCGCAGCATTCGCCCGACAAGCGGGTGGCGCGGTCGCTCGCGATTCCGCATCTCGCGGAGGAGGACACCGTTCTCCCGAACGAGGTGCAGGACATTCGCGAGTTCGGATCGGAGAGTTCGCTGCAGGGCGTGCAGGGTGTGGTCAATCAGCGGCTTCGCGATATGACTGCGAAGCTGGACGCCACCCTCGAGCATCTCCGGATTGGCGCCCTCAAGGGCACCATTCTCGATGCGGACGGGTCGACCGTGATCCTCAATCTCTTCACCGCGTTTGGGGTGACCCAGATTACGGAGAAGGATTTCACGTTCGATACCGCCGCGGTCGGGGACATCCGGACG